TAGATAAAGAAAAAGAAGCTTCTGATGAAGTTGCTGATATGAATATAGAAGTAGATGCGTTAATAGAAGCTCGTCAATTATCAATTGACCAAGTTGAAATGCTTACAAGAGTATTGTTTGGTAAAGATCCTTCGTTAATATCTACTGCAGAGTTGAGAAGAGATATTTTAATTTTTGCTAGACAAGAACCAAGAGAGTTTTTAAATATAATTAACGATCCTGAGTTGAATTACCAAGCAAAAATTAGACAATTTTTTGAGAATAAATTATTAGCTTTGCGTAATAACGACAAAGAAGTATGGTTTAATACTCCTACAAATAAGAAAAAAATGATGTCGATACCATTTGGTGATGATCCTTACGATGCAACAGGTTCTTACCTGAAAAGCGATGAAGGGCTTGATTCACTAAAAATGTTAGAGGCTTGTTCAATATAGTCTGTTTTGTTTAGTTTAATGATTAATAAGAGGTGTTTCTACACCTCTTTTTTTTGTGTATATTTGTAAAAAATAAATAGATGATAAACTCGGTTAGAAATACTGTATTATCTGTATTGAACAAAAATAACTTTGGATACATCTCTCCATCTGATTTTAATTTGTATGCTAAGCAAGCTCAGTTAGAAGCATTTGAAGAGTATTTTAGTAATGCAAATAAAACTACAAATCTAGAGAATACTCGTATGTCAGGAACAGACTACTCTGATATACAAAAAGCTATAAGCGAAACATTGGAGTATTTTTTGGTAAATGATTTTTTAAAACCTTTTGATTATAATAATACTGATGTAACTAGAAATAGATTTTATATACCATCACTTACTACTACAGGCAATGAGGCATACATGATAAACAGAGTGGTGCTTTATCCAACTATTTTAGTTAATGCAAGTGTAAATACTTTTGTTCAAACAGATAGACTTATTGATAGCTCAGCTAGTTTTATTGGATTAATTAATCCTGGTGATATTGTTGTAAATTCAGTTACAAACAAAACAGCTACAGTTTATACTATACTTACTAATGATGAGCTTTTATTAAGTGCTAATATTTTCCCAAATACAACTACTCCTTATTATATAGTATCAGGAAAGAATTATGTTGAGTCTGAGAAGGTTAGCGCAGGTAAAATAATTGGTCTTAATCTTTCTAACTTAACAGCTCCAAGTTCAATGTTCCCTGCCTATACACAAGATTCAACATTAATGCAGATATATCCTACATCAAGTACTTTTGTTATTGGTAAATTAGGTCAAGTGCAATGCAATTACTTTAGGTATCCAAAAGAACCTAAATGGACATATGTAACATTGGGAGGAGGAGAACCTATATTTGACCAAACACAACTTGATTACCAAGATTTTGAGTTACCACAAGAAGATGAGTTTAAATTAGCAATGAAGATTCTTCAGTATTGTGGTGTATCAATACGCGAGAATGAAGTTACTCAATTTGCAATGGCTCAAGAACAACACGAACAACCTACATTTAGTCAGCAACAATAATAAACTATGGCATACATATCTCAATATAAGTATTACGAAAATGAAGGAGTTACTCCTTTGGATTCCAATTGGGGATCGTATCAGTATATTAGCTTACAAGACATTGTAAACAATTTTATATTGATGCATACAGGGAATCATTCGTTAGTAAATAATGAGGAGAAGTATAAAATAATATTTCATGCTAAACGTGCTATACAAGAATTAAATTATGATGCTTTTAAAGAAATAAAAGTATTGGAGCTTAGTGTTGTAGATACGCTTAGATATGTGCTACCTTCTGACTTTGTAAATTGGGTTAGGATATCATTGTATAAAAATGGTGTACTTAGACCATTGTCTGAGAATATTCAAACATTATCTTCTACTGCATATTTACAAGATAACAAAGGTCAGATTTTGTTTGACCAATTTGGCAATATATTACAACCGCAGTATTCCAATATTGATTTTGATAGATTGATGAATACTAAAAAAAGTATTTACTTAAATCAGGGACATCAATTTAGTGGTCAGAATGGTTGGTTTTACGAAGGTATTTGGTATTTCGACTATGGGGTAGGTAAGCATTTTGGATTGAACACAGAAACGGCTAATTTTAACCCTACATTCAATATAAACAAGAAAGCAGGTGTTATTAATTTTGATTCAGGGATGTCAGGCGAAACTTGCATACTTGAGTATATATCTGATGGTATGGAGAATGGAGATAATTCATTGGTTACGGTTAATAAATTATTTGAACAATATATTTATGCAGCCATTAAGTATGAAATGTTAAACTCTAAATTTGGGGTGCAAGAATATGTTGTGCAAAGGGCAAAGAAAGACAGAAGGGCTTTATTAATGAATGCGAAAATAAGAATCAGTAATATCCATCCCGGCAGATTGTTAATGAATATGAGGGGTATGGACAAAGTAATAAAATAACATGGGAAAATTATCAAGAAACTTCGTAGCAGGAAAGATGAACAAAACTTTTGACGAAAGAGTTGTTCCTAATGGAGAGTATATTGATGCTATGAATATCAGGATGGGTTCTACTGAAGATTCTGAGATTGGTGTTCTTGAGAATACAAAAGGTAATATTGCTTTATCAAGATTAGCATTTAATATTAATCTTTTAAATTTTTCTGCTGCTCCATTAAGTATAAATGCAAAATGTATAGGAGCAATAGCTGATGATGCAAATGAAACTATTTATTGGTTTGTTACAGATCCTTCATTTGTTATGCCCCCATCTACAGGTTCTGTCAAATTGGACATGATTGTATCGTTAAATATACTTACAGGCATTTTAACGTATCATGTTGTTTCTTTTGTTGTTTTAAATTTTAATGAAAACTATTTAATTACAGGTGTAAATATAATTGAAGATTTATTATTTTTTACTGATGATTATAATCCTCCTCGATTTATAAATATAAAAAAAGCTTATGATCTTCCTGCAAATACTCTTGACGCAGGTGGGATTACCGCAGAAGAGTTATTGGTTATAAAAAAACCACCAATACAGTCTCCTGCTGTTCAGCCTATTGTAACAAATAGTCAGTCTACGTATATGGATACAAGATTTATTTGTTTTGCTTATAGATACAAATATGCCGATGGCGAGTACTCTGCAACATCGCAATGGTCTGCTCCTTCATTCGTTCCTAAGCCTTTCCAATTTACTATAAATAGTTATTTGAATGAAGGAATGACAAATGTTTGCAATACTGCAATTATAACTTACAACACAGGTGGGCCGTTGGTGGTTGGTATTGATTTGCTATTTAAGCAAATGTCAAGCAATGTTATAAAAGTTATTGAGAAAATAAATAAAAAACAAGCAGGATTTGGTAATAATCAATCTGTACAATACACATTTGACAATAGTAAAATATTTACAATACTTCCTGAGGCTGAGCTTTTAAGACTTTATGATAACGTGCCAAGATTTGCTAAAGCTCAAACTCTAATGGGCAACAGGATTATGTATGGCAACTACATCGAAGGATATGACTTAATTGATCTTAATGGAGCTCCTACTAAATTAGAATACCAAACAACACTGATATCTGAGATTATAGGCGATTCAAGCTTACCTGATAATACGATATCAGGAGAGTACTCTATAGACACTGTAATAACAATACCTAATTCGGTTGTTGAGATTGATTTTGCAAACGCAAATTTAGTTCAGGGTGCAATTCTTTCTTTGGAGTTAATAATATCTCATGCTGATTTTTCAGGAGATGTAACTCCTGATGAAATAACCGAATCTTTAAGTTTAAACTTTTCATTTTTTTTACCACAAGATTACGCTTCGGTATATGACATGGCAACAAGTATCCCATTTCAAAATGCTGTTGGTACGTCTTTGCCATTAGGAAATATTCAGACAGTATTTCCTGCTAACTCATGTACAGGTATAACATTTACAGATGCTGTAAACTGTGCATTACCTACAACATTAACTTATAGTGGTGGTACTCTTTCGCTTACTAAATACAAAAGTGGTATATCAGCAGGTGGTCAAGCTATTGAGGTTATTACAACTCCGGGAAGTGATGTGATTGGTCTTAAGATTATTGCAATGAGATACGTAGATGATACTACTACTCCAACTGTAAATGCTTATGAGTATTATTCATATACATTTGCTGAAGCTACATTTCAAGAGATTGGTAATCCAAGAAGTTTACATAGTAATCGTGGATACCAAATAGGTATGGTGTATATGGATGAGTTTAACAGGTCATCAACAGCTTTAGTTAGCACTTTTACTGATACTGAGCATGTCCCTTGTGGTTATTCAGATAGGAAAAACTCAATACAGGTAACTATACCAACTACACAGATTGCTCCATATTGGGCTACAAGGTATAAGTTTGTTATAAAGCCTGACCAAGAGAATTATGAGACTATTTATAGTTCAATATTTTTTAATAGTCCTACAACAAATGAAGTATACTTTTTACTTGAAGGAGAAAATTCAAGAAAAATTGAGAAAGGAGATAGGCTAATTGTAAAGGCTGATTCAACAGGTCCTACACAGACTTGCGTATATGCTACTGTACTTGAAACTCAATCTCAAGCAGAAGATTTTATTCAACCTATATCAGGATCAGTACCGCCTGCAGGTGTGTATATGAAAATAAATCCAAATGATTTTTCTGTTGTTGAAGATGCAAATGCAGTTATTGCTCCGGGACAATTAGAGGTTAGCAAATGGAGTCCTATTCCGGGACTGCCAAATCCTTTATTAGAGTATCCAATGAATCAAGAAGATTCTGCAAATCCGGGTTTATATCTTGACTATACTGTTCCTGCAGGAAGTAAAATAAAATTACATTTTAAATTTGAAAGAAAAGGAACAGGTAATGGTGGAAGACAATGCGAAAGAAGAGTTTATACACTAGATTTAGACCTTATCTCTTCTAACAATTATGACAATATGTTTGATTGGTGGAATGGAGAAAATGTAGAAGGTGTTTTAAATAGTGGTATTCAAGATGTTGGAGGAGGCGGATGTCCATTTGATAATCAATATATTCCTACATTAGCTTTAACCAATATTGATATACCTTCTGACGGATGTATAAATTATTATAGATTTTACAGATATCCGGGAACAAATAAATTAGTATTATTAGTTAGAGGAACTAATTATTGCGGTGGAGGTCCTACTGACTACAAAAAAAGAACTTCTTATGTTTTTGTTGATATTCAAGTATTTAGGGCTAATAATCTTTTTATATTTGAAACAGAGCCACAGGATTCATTGCCTGATATTTTCTTTGAGAATGACTTGTCGTTTGCTATTGATGAAGATGGATACCATTCAGGAAATGTTCAAACACAAACATCAACACTACCTGCAATTGTTGATACAGGATTCTTCAACTGTTTTACATTTGGTAATGGTGCCGAGAGTTACAAAATTAGAGATTCGATAGTTGGTGTACCTATAAATTTAGGTAATCGTGTAACTCAAGTATCTGCACAAGATTATAAAGAATCAGATAGATTCTCAGACATTACATATAGCGGAATATTTAATCCCGAATCTAACGTAAATAAACTCAATGAGTTTAACTTAGGTCTTTTGAATTTCAAAAGATTGGAAACATCATTTGGAGAGATATTCAAAATGGATGGCAGACAAACAGATGTACTTGTTTTACAAGAAAATAAGATATCTTATGTGTTAGCAGGGAAGAACTTATTGTCAGATGCTGCAGCCGGTGGTGCAATTACATCAGTACCTGAAGTATTGGGAACTCAAATTGCTCGTACTGAAAAATATGGCATAAGTTTCAATCCTGAGAGTTATGTGCATTGGGGGTCAGACAGGTATTTTACTGATGCAAAGAGAGGCGTAGTATTGCAATTAAGAGGTGACTCATACTCAAACGAGCAGTTAATGGTTATCTCTGATGCCAATATGAGAACTTGGTTTAGAGATGAGTTCAATAGGTCTTTTAATACACAAAAACTTGGAGGATATGACCCTTACTCAAATGAGTATGTATTGGTATCAAATGATAGATTACTCCCTATTAGTCCTCAATGTATTCCATGTGGAACAAATCAAACACTTACGCTTAATGATGCGATTGATCCATTAATAGGATATGCTGAGTTTGATTATTGTGTTGATGTAGGAGCTCTTGTTGGAGATGTTAATATAACATACAATATACAATCAATAGAAAGCGGTGAATCTTTTAATATAATTGCAAATTTTAACTTAGTAAATACCGAGTCGGGTTTTGTTGACGAAGATGGCTTGTTTTCTTTTTCAAAAGGAGTTAACAATATTGAAGTTGCAAACATTAAAATAAGATATACAGGAGCTGTTACGCTTAGTGTAAATGTAGCATGTCCATTGGCTAAGACTTTAAATATAGTACAGGTTGTTCTTACTATAAACTCAGAAGCAGGAGACACTATTGATGCTCAATATAGATACACAAATGGAACATTTACAGGCGCATTACAGTCTAACTTTGTAACATTTGCAAGTGGAACAACATCTCCTTTAGTTTCTTGGTACAATATAGTATCAGGTCCTGAAGGAAATGCAGGTTTCCCTCAAGGAGGTAGCACAATGAGAATGCAAACAAATTTGATTACTGCAACAGGATTATACCAAAATTCAAGCAGAGATAAGTTTAAGTATTTAAAAAGCAGTACATTGTATGGAAATAATACGATTGATATAAATGCAATGTTAAATAATGTAAATACTTATACAGCTACTCCAATTGTTTCTGCAAGTTCAAGTTTGTATTATGCTGAATTTACAGTTCCTTCTAGCATTTATTCAGGTGA